AATACAGCATCTTCGACTGTTGGCCCGCCTTCCATGGATATTAAAGCCGCGCCATCCCCAGTAGCTTCTGACGAAAGGGCATCAAAAATTACGGTAGCTTTTACGAAAGTTGCATCATTCTCTGCATTTGTTCTAATTTGTGAAGCACTAACACCCATGTCAACAAAAGCAGCACTACCAACATCAGTTTCAGATAAGAATAAAGTTTCATTTTGCGTGTTTGTTCTGATTTGTGAAGCACTAACACCCATGTCAGAAAGCGCGGCTGTTCCTAGTTCATCTAATGTAAGTGATGACTTGACCCATACAGCCGCAGCATTAGCTGAATCAAGACACAAAAAGCATTCGGTGGTTGATGTATTGACCCAACGTGAAAATGCTGCATACCCTTCTGAGGTATCATTGTTAACCGTTGGATCAGAAGTAGCGGAAAGATTATTCTTAACACCCAAAGAATCAAGAGCTTCTTCAACATTGCTTGCCCCCAGATTAATATTAGAGTAAACAATATCCGAAGCGTCATGGGCTGTAGTTGAGGCAATATGCTCATTAGACTCAACAATAACATATTTCAGTTCTTGAAAATTAGTATCAAGTTCCTCATAAAAAAGAGGGCGACCAATATCAGTTCTTAATGTTACGTTTGATGCTGTTGACATATCTATTCTCTATCCTTTATGTTCATACACTTATTTATAACGAATTAACTAATCTCTTTCGGATGTATAGCCAGTTTCAAAATATTGTATACCGCTTTCTGTTTCCTCTGTGTATTCTTGAGGTACGTAAAGAAAGTAATCAGCTAAATTTGATTTACTCATCCAACCTTTCTTGTTGGGATATTCATAGCTTGCAATACGATCTGCTAAGAATTTTGATTCAAGATCATATCCGGTTTCACCGTTTAAATAGTCCTGATCCAGTGCGTCAAAGAAAGACTGTCGATACAATCTAATAGAAGCTTTGTCCTTAAACCTATTTATAAAGTTATAATTGCCACCCAAACCATATTTAGGTAAAATAGTCTGAACTGTGTTAGGAATTTCAATGTCATCTTGATATTGTAAAATCAATTCAATAACACTGAGATAGCTCAACTGACCAAACAACAAGAAACCCGCTGGATGCAAGACTTGTTTTACGATGTCTGCATATGCCAAGAAATCTTGTTGTGTTCTAATGGCGTAAGAATAGTTCTGGTAAAAGAAGCTATCTTGAAGATACATGTTAGAGGATAACTGACCTTTGGTTCCGCTGTAATATCCTTTGACAGACTTGACAAGACCAAATTCAGGCGTACCCGAAAAAGAACTACTTGACACATCAGTAGAAAGAGTGTACGTGGCATTCTTTCCAATCGGTAAATCCAGAATGTCAATTGTTTTCACACCCTGTGATTCATCTATGCTGTCAATAACGATATACCCCTGATAAGCAGGTATAACCAGTTTTATTTCATCCGATTGACTAATATCATCACTGACAATGAATCGACCATCGTAAAGATAGTTGGTTGTGGCCACATCGTTAATGTAAACAGTCGCATCGTTTTTGTTAAAGAATGAAGTTATTCTTGTGTCAAAAGAACCATCTACAGAAGCCAATCTAACAATTTCGTTGGTGGTCATTCCATCAATAAGGATTCTTTGGCCGATTTGGTGGCCACTTCCTGAATCTGTGATGTCAACATTGTTGACAACAGGGATAAGCCATTCACTAGCACCAAGTTCTGTCTCAATTGGGAACCCCTCTTTAAACTCTCCACTGATCCCTGAGAGCGTCAGTTCAGTTACCACGTATCGACCTACATATCTTGTCTTAACACCCTGCACAGAAGCTGTGGCAACCTCTACGATGTCTTGATAGATAGGGCGTGTTTGAGTTATCAACTGAAATTGAAACTGTTCAAAGTTATTCGCATTGAACGTTACATAAATCAAAGATTCGCCAGAATTCCACTCACCGTCACTGGTTTTCAGAATGTTGTCTTTTGGAACGTAGATTTCTGTAGTTTGTTCGTTAAACAAAGTCTTGAACAAAAACTTATAAGACTCATGGGAACCACGAGCCAAGTTAAAATCTTTTGACCACTTGATGAACAATTCTTTATCCAACAACACACTATCAGGAATATCAGTAAGATATTCGTTTTTCATGTGTTCTACATAAGAATCCAGCGTCTTTTCAAAAGACATGTAATCAAGGTGATCCCTAATAGTTGCATAGGGATTTCCATCTTGTGACAACCACTCATAATACGCGGCGATAAAGTCTAAGAACCTTGGATAGCTCTCAACAATATGACTGGGTATTTGTGATAAAATGTTATCTTTTATACTAGGCATGTATTAAGTGCCTCTTGTGGTGATTTGGATTAGGTCAATATCTGTTTGGTCAATACTAATAATCTGACTCTGATTGACGTAAAAATTATCTTGTAATGGCCGAACAAAAACTCGTAGACTTTCTGTTCCATCAATTATGTTCAGAGCAAATTCAACTTCACCCGTTTTGTAATCAATTGTACCTATGTTAGAAACTCTGGTTATTGATGAGCTATCTACATAAGACAAAAATACATTACCCAACTTGTCATCATATACTTTTGTTTCTGTTGAATTGTTAGCTACAGAAAATCCATCAATAGCCAATGATCCAACATGGATTTCATTTTTAAACTTTACTGAGTACAAAGGATTTTCAAAGTTTAAAACATTCACATCTTTGTAAACAAGTTTATTAATGTCTACGCTGGTAATACCAGAAATCATCTTGATTCTTGAAATCAATTCCGATGGGTTTAGAAACAAACCAAAATCGGATATTTCTTCATTGTATTCTGTGACCACATTTTTAATAGCAGCCACAAGGCTTGAAAAGCTCAAGTTAGTGCGTCTGTTGTCATAAGAAAAAATTATGTTTAGATTGGCATGGAATATATCAGGGTCAACAATAGTGGGTGTTACAGAACCAACATTCTTTGTTGAAAGAAAAGAAACCATCTGTTGCTTAACGGATGTTGTGATTTGACCACTATCACTCAAGATAGAAATAAATACCGTTCCATAAGCTGGTGGAATATTTGTTTCTCCACCCCACGCAATAGCAGACTTAATAAAAGAAAATCTTGTTTTTAAGATAGGAATATAATCAGTATCTGTTAAAGCCCTGTCTTGTGCTTGATATATTTTTGGCGCTTGAAAACGGATGCTATCAATATCTTCTCTTTCTGACCCACCATATGCTGCCGTTGTCACTGTGGTTACGATGTTGCTGTATCCAGATATAGTTGATGCTGGAACCAAGTTGCTCAGTCCATTTGCATTGTCTTGTTCGGTTGCAATATAGGTGATGGTAACGATATCACCATCATTAGGCTCAAGACCTAGAATATTTTTACCAAACTCAATAACAGGCTGTGTGTACTGGTTTTCTCCCAAAAAATAAACCAATGCTATATTACTAAATTCATCAATGCTTGTGGCCTTTGTGTAAGGCGTAGAGTTAACATTGATCAACATTGTTGCTGTGTCAGCATTTGTATTAGAAAGATTAATAGACTCACTAGCATATGTGTATCGTTCTGTGATACGTTGTCCCTGATATAAGTCTACATTGAATGCTTTGTAAGACTGAGAAACATTTGAATATGAAAGAACATAAGCTGCATTGTTAATGAATGTGAATGAAACGTTGTCGCTTGATGCAATAAATTGTGTGCCAGCATCCATGACAATAGAGGTAGGGATGTTGGTTTTTTGTACAGGAATAACTTCAATATCACAAATGAGTCGTGAAGCTGTGGTTGATTTTGGAACATAGGACAATTTTTGTGCGTGTGATACCACGTTTCTTCGAATTTGTGCCGTATCTAGAAAAGACTCGTTGGCAACCATATTCGCTTGATACGAAGTAAAGCTTGTGTTATAAACCAAAAGATCAACAATGGTGTTGATAGCTGAACCTTCATAATCAATGTCTGAGAACTCAGGTTTTTCTTGAACAAACCTAATAAGACTTTGTTTTAAGTCTTCGGTGTCCAAAGATGTGACATTAAGTTGGTTAGCCATGATATACCTTTTTTAAAAATTAATGCTTAATTGTTGTTCTTCTAATGTATTTATAACAGAATAATAAATGTTTATGGTGATTGCGTTAGGGTCATCAGGAGTGAAAACTTCAACCTCAATAATTTCTACTTGCGGTTCAAAGTTTTCAATAGCACGAATAACGTTTTGTCGAATACCCTGAAAAAATACATCACCTACATTATTTTCAAACAAAGAAGATTTTACGTTCGTTCCATACTCTACAAAATACCCACGTTCGTAAAAATTAGTGAGTACGATGTTTCGAAGCGACTGATTGATTGCAGCCACCCCAGACTTGGTAGCCAGATCACCTGTTAGTGGATGAACAGTAAACGAGAGATCAATATCTTTTCGTGAGCTTTTAAAAATCATTATTATTATCCTGCAAAAACATTTTGTGAGCCTTCTGCCACCACTGAACCACATCCGATTGAATCACCAATTCTGCCCATGGGTTTTCCGTTAACAAAAACAGACGAAGAACCACTTGACAATGATGAAACATGACAGTTCCCTTTTGGCGAACAATGTCCACTATAAGCATCACCAAACCGCTGAATACCAATACCGTTTGCAAACACATCAGAACTGGCCTCTGCGTTTGGTCTAGGTGGAAAAGTTTGGTGGCCTGAGCATAAACCACCAAATTGTGCTACAGGTAATGTCATACTATCTCGCTTGCCAATTTCTTGATTGTTTTGTTTGCTGCATCCCATGTAATTCGGGCTTTCAGTGTGAATGTTCGCTCAACCAAAAGATCATCGTCTTCTGCGTCATTGGC